AGCAGTAAAAGATACAGATAAATATATAGAAAAGATATATGTAGATATCAGGGATAGCTCGCCACAATATCAAGATGAAAGATTGAGTTTGCAGTTTTCTGTAAAAAAAATGAATTATGAGGGGATAGTTTATTATTCAACAATGTTTATCAATAGAATTTCTTTTGACGTTGATTCTGAAAATGATTATGAATGGCTTTTAAAGTTTTTAAATAAAAAAATAAGTGAAAAAAATTATTTTAAAAACCTTGATTATTTATTTCACAGCATACTTAATAAAAAATATGAGCTTTTAAAAGATACTATGCATAGGTTTAAGGTACACCATAACCACACTCAACACGATTTAGATAATTATGTACATAAGATGAGAAATGGTATATTAAAGTATGTATCTCAGAATAAAATCACTAATAAAAAACCTACCCAAAAAGCATATATATTAAAAGATAACAACACAGGTCTTTACAAGATAGGAAGGTCAATAAATCCATTAGATAGAGAAAAAACATTACAAGCAGAGAAGCCCACGATAAAACTCATAAAGATATTTAAAGATGATGTAGAGAGAGAGCTACAGGATAAATACCAAAAACAGAGAGTAAGAGGGGAATGGTTTAACTTAAATAAAGTGCAATTAAAATATATCTGCACACACTATTAATATGACGTACACAAAAGATATCAAGACACGATTAGAAAAGATCATCAAAGAACACTTAGGTATAGATATAACTGAGAACAATCGTAAACACAAAGTAGTAAAGGGTAGGATGATGGCTTATAGAATAATGCGTGAGCAGGAAGTGATCAAAAGGCATATCTCAGAAGCGTTTAACCAAAACCACGCAAATGTTCTCTATCACTTAGATAGGTTTACACATTACTACAAACACGATAAGGATTTTAAAGCAGACTTTGATAAAGTGTATAATATATTCTACAATATAAAGGACGAACCAATAGAAACGATTGCAAAGCGTATAGAGAACCCTTTGTACTCACTTATAGACCAAGTACCTGAGGAACGTAGAAACGATGTTAAAATACGCTTAGAAGCTATGTTGGTAGGGTTTAATATACAACCGAGAAATCAACAAGCGACCATATACGATGCAAACGCAATCTCAGTAGAATGATACACATGATACGATACTATGAAGATTGGAAGTCAAAAACTGATGATCCTAAAATTATTGTATATTGTAATAGAATGATAGAACACTTTAGTAGTGAAGATAGACCTAACCTTAGATACAAACGATTATGATACTATATATGGACTTTAGTGGGTTCTTAACAACAGCAGTACTCTGTGCTTTCTGTTGGTTTATAGGATACCTAAAAGGATATGAAGATGGAAAAAAATAACTTTATATGCCTTGACGATGAATTTAGTTACTCAAGGTGCGTGTTTCAATGTAACGACTGCGCACTATACGAAAAACAATTAGATGAAAATAAGGACAGGAACGATTAGCCAACACTTAGCTTTTGGTATTACCATAACAAACTATCATGGCGAATATAGAGCGTTAGTAATTGACTTTGCATTTTGGTATATAGAATTTATATTTAAAGATTATGAATAGAAAAAAGACAAGAGCAGAGATAGATAAGGATATTAAGTTTATCCCTATGCCTGAATGGCAGAACACTTATCAATATCACAGAACAAACAAAAGAGCAACATACGTAGATCAAAATAAGAAACGATGAAGCAAAAGAAGTGGACTCAAGCACAAAAGATTGAGCAGATAGAAAGAGCTACAACAAAACTATACTTAATGGTTAATCAATTAGCTAAAGAGGTGCAGGAATTAAAGGGTACACAAAATCCTGAATAATTACGTTATATAGTTGAATAATCAACTTTTTTCAAGATGCATGGTGGCGCAAGACAAGGGGCAGGTAGAAAGCCCAAAGCAGACGAATCTAAATTAGTAGAACGCTTAGATGCGATCATAGATAGTGATACAGCACTCGCTAAGTTAGGGGAACTCGTAGCTAAAGGCGATATGAGAGCAATCCAACTATATCTTAGCTATCGTTATGGTAAGCCAAAAGAGAGTATGGATATCAATTCATCTGAGGGGCTAAATATAAACTTTAAGGACTTAATTAAGTTTGTCGATTAACATACATAAGAAATACCTACCAATATCTACCGATGATAGTAGATACTTTGTTGTTACAGGTGGTAGGGGTTCGGGTAAGTCTTTCTCAATAAATGCTTTGCTTGTTATACTTACCTATGAGCGAGGGCATACAATCCTATTTACACGATACACTTTAACATCTGCACGTATCTCTATTATCCCTGAGTTTATAGAGAAGTTAGAGCTTATGGATTGTATTGCAGACTTCCACGTAACAAAGGACGAGATAATCAATAAGAAGTCAGGAAGCAAGATAATCTTTAGGGGTATCAAGACAAGCTCAGGCGATCAGACAGCAAGTTTAAAATCACTCACAGGGATAACGACTTGGGTAGTAGATGAAGCAGAGGAACTAACAGATGAGCAAAAGTTTGATACCATTGATCTATCAGTAAGACAACAAGGCAATCAAAACAGAGTTATCTTAATACTCAACCCTACAACAAAAGAGCATTTTGTCTATACACGATTCTTTGAGGATAAGGGTGTACAGGAAGGTAGCAACACGAGTAAGGATAACACCACATACATTCATACCACATACTTAGATAACCTAAACAATCTATCTGAAAGCTACATAGATCAGATAGAACAAATGAAACAGCGCAGACCTGAAAAATACAAACAACAAATGTTAGGTTCGTGGATGAGTAAAGCTGAGGGTGTGATATTCACTAATTGGACTATTGGCGAGTTTAAAAAGAAAGGTGTTAGCTGTTGGGGTCAAGATGTAGGATTTGCTGCTGATCCATCTACTCTTGTAGAAACAAACATAGATACAGATAACAAAATAATCTATTTAAAGGAATGTTTTTACCTGCCACGCCTTACAACCTCACAGATAGCAGAACTCAATCTTAAACACGCTAATAATGGGCTTATAGTAGTTGATAGTGCAGAGCCAAGACTAATACACGAACTCAAAGCAAAAGGATGTAGTGTGAAGCCATCAATTAAAGGACAGGGAAGTGTTACCTATGGTATCTCACTATTACAAGACTACGACTTAGTGGTAAGCCCTGATAGTACAAACCTTATTAAAGAGCTGAATAATTATAGATGGTTAGAGCGCAAATCAAACACGCCTGTTGATGCTTACAACCACCTTATTGATGCGATCCGTTATAGCGTAGGGTATCAACTGCAAAACCCAAACAGAGGTCAGTACGCAATTCGTTAAAATCATTTTTTTTTACGTTATATAGATAAGTAACAAGTTATGAAAGTAGATATAGAAATCCCTGAATCACTTAATGAGATAACTTTAGACCAATATCAGAGATATCTAAAGATACAAGATAACAACGAGGACGAGAAGTTTTTGGCTGTTAAGATGATAGAGATATTTTGTGGGATACGTGGCGATCACGTCCTGCTTATGAGGGCTACTGATATTAACAGCATAGTGCAGATATTAACTGAGATGCTAAACAACACACCCAAGTTGCAAACCATGTTTAAGATGAAAGGTACGCAGTATGGTTTTATACCTAAGTTAGATGATATGAGCTTTGGCGAATACATAGACTTAGATACGTTTATAGGCGATTGGGAAAATATGCACAGGGCTATGAATGTTCTATACAGACCTATTGTGAATCAATATGGCGATAAGTACAACGTAGAGGATTATAGCGTAGATAACGCAGAGAAGATGAAAGATATGCCCATGAGTGCAGTCTTAGGTTCTATTGTTTTTTTTTACAATTTAGGGATGGACTTATCGAAAGCTATGCTGAACTATTTGGGGAACGAAGAGATGAACTTAGCGCTTCATCTAATTTCGGACGAAAATGGGGGTGGTATCAATCACTTTACGCACTCGCTCAGGGGGATATTGGACGATTTGAAGATATCACTAAATTAAACACTCATCAATGTTTATATGCCCTAAG